ATGAAGCTCAGCGCGTTCACTTCACCCAGAGCTTCGCGGGTGCCAGTGAAGGTGCTGATGCCGCCCGGAACCGGTGCGGGGTTCAGGGCCAGGCCACGCGAGCCGGCCGACACGTCCTGCAGATCGCCAGCGCGGTAGCTGGTTTCGGCTTCGAGGCGGAACGCGCCGAAGTCATAGCCGACGATCCCGCCGAAATCATAGCCGGTGTCGTAGTTGGCGGCCGCGTCATCCGAGACGCCAGCAACATCGATAGCCTGGTCTTCCACGAGCATCACGCCGCCATCACCCTGGATATACCACTGGCCTTCGCGGGCCATGGCGGGCGTGGTCAGCGCGGTCGATGCCATCGCCATTCCAATGACGAGTTTGCGCATTTCCAAAATTCCCCTTTGCATTAGACTTGAGGCACGGGCTGTCTCTATCTTTTCCCCCCGCGAGAGGCAAGCGGTCAATGCCCTATGGGTGTTGCAAGAATGTCGCGATGAAGCGCCTGTGGATAAAAATAATCCTACGAAATGCGCGCGAAACCGCCAATTGCGGGCGTCAGGCGGGCGATGCGCCAAGGACACCAAGGCTCTGCAGCGCCACGATCAACGATGTCAGGGCCGCCCGCGCCTCTGAGTCCACGACACTGCCGCCGGCCGGAGCTGCGACGACCGCGGCGGGCTGCCATTGCGTCCGGTAGACGACCAGCTGGCCGGCTGCCCTGTCGAACAGCAGCCATCCTTCGGCAGGCGCGATGAAGCGCCAGTCGCCGCCGATCATGACCGCGATCCGGTCTTCCTGCCCGGCCCATGCACCGGTTGCGGGGGCCGTGATGCGGAAGCTTGCCCCCGCAACCGGCGTGGCAGGCGGAGCGGGCTGCGACGCGATCACAGCGCGAGCATTGAGCGCATCGAGCACGCACAGCGCCTCGTTGACGAAGAACTCTTTCTGGGCCTGCCCGGCAATCAGCAGGGGCAGGCCGAGGGCGGGCGTTGCGCTGGCAAAGGCAATCGGATCGGACATCGGGTGAAACCTCCGTAATATCAGGATAATGACGCAAGCAGCAGCGGGGCCGATCGGTCGAAGGTGCCGATCTGGCGGACCCACAGCGCACCCGGACCATGTGCGGCCACAAGGCCGGTGCGTTCCGCGGACGTCAGCTGCAAGTGCGGCTCGGCGGGTTGCCAAATGGCGTGAGGCGCATCGGCCGGGCCGAACCCGACGAGATAGACCTCGCGCTCCTCCACAAGCGGGACTTCGACGCCGTCGTCCCAGCGGTAGTGCCCGCGTGCGCGGCGGGTCCATCGATAGGTCGCGGTCCCATCGGCATTGAAAGCAATGCGCGGATGCACCGGGCACGGCGGGCGGCGCGAAAGACCGGGATTGGCGAGCGTGGCGATCACTGCGTCGATATCGCCCGTGCCGATCCCCGCAATCTGCGAGATTGCCTGCGGGGGAACCAGCAGCGGGTCGAGCGGCACCAGGGCGTCGTCGATCATCACCGCGGACGTGCCGGTAGGGTGACCGACGGCGGCGGCAGGCTCGGTGCCGCCTCGCCCGCGCAGCAGTCCCGCAAGCCGCCAGCGTCCGTTTCCGAGCGGTTCGGCGTGGAGAAACTGCATTAGCTCGCCGCCGATCATCACCCGGTTCGCGCCGGCGGAAAGGCCGGCCAGATCGGTGTCGGCGAAGGCAAGATCCTCTGCCACGAGCGCGACCACCGCCTCGGCACGGGGCTCGAACAGCAAGGCAGGTGAGGCGGGCAAGGGGCTTTCCAGCGCCCCCATCACCGCCCGGCGCGATCCGCTTGTGCCCAGTTCGACCAAAGCGGTGCCCTGTACGGCAAAGAGCGCCGCGCCCCGCCACGCATTGTTCACTGCCGAAGCGGCAGCAAAAATTTGTGGGGAGGCGGGGTTGGCGCTCGTTTCCGGCGGGACCTCGAAGGCGGCAAGGCGGGTCGGCGGGATTACCAGATCCCATTGCGGCAGGCCTTCGCCCGGATCGGTCGCACGCGGCACGCCGCCTGCAGGGGCGAGCCGCTCCAGATCCAGCGCGATGCCGCGGTCGAGCCATTCCCAGCTGCGTAGCAGCCAGTGTCCGGGGGCGGACGGCAAGCGCACGATGCTGCCCGGGGTCAGTCGCGGATCGAGTTCGCCGATCCGCCAGCTTACCGTCTCGTGCTGCCAGCGTGCGCGGTTGGCGCTGTCGCTGGCGAGCTGGCGCGCGCCGCTGGCGGTGAGGGTCGCGGGAAGATCGATCATCAGTTCTCGCCCGGCCTTGCGCCCGCCGGCTGCGCGCTGGACGCCGGTCTGGTAATCGCGCTCCTCGTCGTAATAGCGCAGCGCCGCCGGGGTGAGAGCCGGAAGCCCCGCCCGCTGCTTGACGCGCGCTTCGTCCTGCTGGCCGGCATCGCTGGCGAGCTGTTCGGGAAGCGTGATGACGTCGCCCGCCGGCGCGCTGCGCGCGGCGATGGTCAGTCCCTCACTCCCCGAGACACAAACCAGCGGAATAACCTGGTCGATCGCCGCCAGCGTTGAGACAAGCGATCCGCCCTCGTCGGCAAAGCCGCGCGTCTGCGCCAGCGGCGGTTCGGTGGCGGGCAGCCTTGCGGCTGGGACGAGTTGCGCGAGCGAGACTGTCTCGTCGCCGCCATCGGCGAAAATCTCGAAGCTCAGCGCCGGGATGCGGTTGCCGTAATCGCCGAGTTCGAGGTTCTCGAACACGACATAGGCGCAATCACGGAAGGCCGGGGCGAGCGCGCCCTTGGCCGCAGCGATCAGCGGGTCGATCGGATCATCGCCGAAGCCGCGATAGACCCGCAAGGTGCCGCCGACCTTGAGGTCTTCCTGCGCCCCGCGCAGCAGGGTGCCGTCCGCCCAGATCCGCCCGAGCCGGTCGATCGGGGTGCTGGAAAGCGCCACGGCGAAGGACGCCGAATAGGAAAAGACCGTGGTCGAAGGCTGGCCCTTGCGGCCCTTTTCCTTGCGTTTGCTTTCGATGAGGTCCGTCGACCAGATCACCGTGCCCCCGACCCGCATCCGCCCGAACTGGCGCGGGATCGGCTGGCCATAGCTTGACGTGCTGATCGTCAGGTCCTTGAGCCGGGGTCCCTCGCGTCCCTTGGGGGCGAAGATGCGGGCGTCGATCTGTTGTCCGATAAAGGCGCCGATCGAGCCGCCGATAGGCCCGCCGATCGCGCTGCCGACGGCGGTAAGGATGATGGTCGCCATGAGTTAGCCTTCCTGAAGGGACGCGAGGCGCCAGTGCGCGACGACACGCCACGCGGGATCTCGCGGCTGGCGGACCACGCGCCGCAGCCCGGCATGAGCGTGCACGACGCTGTGCGCGTCTACGATGATCACCAGATGGTGCTGGGCAAAACCGAGCCCAATCAGCAGGATGTCTCCCGCGCAGGCCTCGCCCGAGGCAGGAGCAAGACCCGATTGCGCCGCAAACGGCAGCCATTGATCGACGCCGAGATTGCGCAGGGCGTAGCCGCTTGGTGCAAGGGGCCGCGCGCCGACCGCCGACAGCGCCGCCGCGATCAGGCCGACGCAATCGACGCCGCTCGCCGGATCGCGCCCGTGCAGGCGGAACGGACAGCCCACCAGCCCAGACGCGGCCCGTGCAAGGGCTTCGCCAGACCGGGTCACGGCTGACCGTAGCGGGCAAGCAGATCATTGCCCGGCAGAAACGGCTCGCCGCGGAAATTGGCGGCATTGCCGAACCGTTCCGAGCAGGTCGCGATGGTGTGATCGCAGCCCTCGCGCAGCTCGGCGCGGGTGTCCGCCAGTGTGCCTTCGACCAGCGGGCGATCGAGCACGAGCCACTCGCCGTCGGCATCGATCACCCCGAAGGCAACGCCGGTCTGCGGCCCGCCCATGAAGCGCAGGCGGCCATCCACATGCGCCTCCCCGTCCAGCCCCGCAAAGCGCACGCGATTGCCTTCAAGATTGACCGCGGCGACCGGGCGCACCGAGGTGAAGCGCACGGCGGAAAGCCCGCACCCTCTCCCGCAGAACTCGGCGCGGCAGGTCGGGCTGGTGCGCGGCACGAGATCCTGTTCCAGCAGGCTCTTGCTCGATCGCAGTTCGGCGGAGAACTGCGACCGGTCATCCTCGATCCGGCCGATTTGCCCGGTGTAGAGCGTGTGGTGTTCAAGGCTCGTCCAGTCCACCGCGCCGATCTCGATCGCGGCGTCATCGAACAGGCCGGCGGCGAGTTCATCCTCTCGGATTGAATCGTGATTGAGCGCGCCTTGCACCTCGGCGCTGTCATTGGCGAGTTCGGCGGTAAGTCGGATGGCGGCGGGGATCATGCCGGGGGCGGCAAGGTGGCGGATTCCGCCAAAGCTGAGATCGCGATCATGGCTCGTGAAGGCCAGCGCGGCGCCATCGCGGCGGTAGATGCGCCAGAAGGTCGCGACCGTATCCAGCTCGCGGTCGAAGAACACGCGCATCAGGCTGTTTCCCTGACTTCGATCAATGGTACCGAGGGCGCTTCCCCGGCGGCGAAATTGACCGCCGAAACATCGAGGCGGTCTTCGGCAAAGCGCACCGGCACATCGAAACGGAAGCCGGCGCGCACCTCGGCCCCGGCGGCTGGGGCGACTTCGAGCCGGATCATGCCCTTCTCGCCCAGCGTCCAGGCGCTGGTCGCCGCCCCGCCGACGCTCACCACGATGCTGTCCGCCCGCGGCCGGGTGATGGCGCGCACCTGCGGTTCGGTGCCGCCGCCGTAGGACTTCACAAGCTGGAAATCCGCACGCGCGCCATCTCCCAGTCCCAAAAGCTGATCGAACATCGTCGGCGCGGCGCTCATCCCGTTCGAACTGTTGTCGAAAGGGTCCGTCAGCCGAAATCCGCGCGCGGGGCCACGGCGAGCGCGGAAAAAGGCGATGAGATCGGCCAGTTCCGTCTCGGAGCGGATGCCCGGGCCGACATCGAAGTGCAGGCGCGCATCCGACCACAGCGAGTTGCGCCTCTCGTGCCCCGATGCCGTCACGGCGATCGACGTCGAAAATTCCGGCGCGACAGAGGCGCTTCGCCCGAGGGCAAAGGGGTAGAGCACGTCGTCGAAGGGGTTCATGGCTTGCTCCGGAGAGGGGGCGAGGCGGGTGTAGCCATCGCGGTTGACCTGCGGCAGCGCCCAGACATACCGACGGGTAATGCCGCGCGATGCAGCCTCGTCGATCCCGGCGTCGATACGCGCCCAGAACGTCTCGGCATCGGCGGGGTCGAGCACGAAGCCTGCGAGATAATCCTGATTCGCCAGCGGGTAGCCAAGCCGTGCGTCGACAAAGGCATAGGCCGCCCGCCGCGCTGCATCGGCCCCGGCGGTGAGCCAGTCGTAATCTTCCAGCTGCAAACGGTCGAAGGCGGGCCGCGCCCATCCGGTCGGCAGATTGGCGCGGTACAGCTCGGGCGTGGCGGGATCGAGGATGGTCGGGGTAAAGGCCAGCAGCAGAACCTCGGAAGGCCCTGCTGCAGCGGTGCGCACCGCGCTTGTCAGCGCGGCGGTGGACTGCGCGAGCACCACCCCTGCCGCATCGAGCAACGCGGTCGCGGCGGTATCAAGCGGTGCGGATATGTCGGCGATCACCGGCGGATTGCCTCCGAAAGCCGTCTTGGCCGCATCGTCATACAGGCAGATCTCGCGCGCGGGCGTGACCCACCACCACGGCTCCCCGATCTGGAAGCGCACGGGCAGGCCTGCCGCCCTGAGCATCGCGACAAGGGCATTCACCACCCTCACCAGCCAGCCCCGCGCCGCGGCGTTCGCGGGCGAGAGCAAGGTCGAGGCGGCACCCACCCGGTCAGCGCGGGCGCGCCGCTGGCGGTGCGCTGTTTCCAGATTTCAGGGCAGTAGCTGTCGAACAACTCGTAGGAGAGCGAGGCGATCACTGTGAACCCGCCCTCCTGGGCGAGCGCCAGGAAATTCGCGTGCCATGCGCTGGCCGGGGTGCAGAGCGCCCCGCTGGCTGCGGCCCGCAACGACCCGTCAGTCTGCCGGGCGAGCCGCATGAAGTGGCTCATCCCGACATAGTGGACGATATCCTCGCGGTAGCCGAGCCCCGTCACCGCCCGCATCAGCCGTGCCGGGGTCTGATTGTAGGCATCGTCATAGGCGGTCGCCATGCGCTCGCCATGAGGGGGGAGGAGCACATCGCCCAGCGCGATCACCGCCCGCGACCCATCGGCGCGGATTTCTGACATCGCCACGGAACCGTTGAACCGCGCGGCGAGCGGTGCGGTGCTTTCGGCGATGAAATCGGGGGCAACCAGCGAGATGAACATGCGGTCGATATCGCCCGCAAAGATCAGCTCGCCGGGCAGGCCGAAACCGCTTTCGAGGGTGGAGAAGGGCAGGGTGATCCGCGCGTCGGTGGGTGTGCCGACAGCATAGTTCCACAGCCGCACATACCACACGCGCGGCAGCCCCGCCGCATCGCGCCCCTCGATCGTCAGGGTCGGCCCGTTGACCTGATCGAGCGCGATGATCCCGTCGGATTCCCAGCGGAAGCTCAGTGTCGTGAAGCGGTAATCGCGGTCGGTCTCATAGGCCAGCAGCGGGTGATCGAGCGTATCGGCGCTCTCCCAGATCAGCCCGACAAGCTCGCCCGCATTGTGAAGCTCCACATCGACCCGCAAGGCATCCGGACCCGTCGTCACCACCGATGCCATCGCGGGCCGGGGGAAGTTGACGGTCCAGAAGCGCGGATCGAAGCGCTGCATGAAGGTGCTTTCCTGCGCGCGTTGATCGCGGGCGAGCCAGAATGCCATCGGGAATGTCCTTGCTCAGGCCTGTTGCAGTGCGCGCCGCACGGCGCTTGCGATCTGGCGCGATGAGCGCTGCATCGCGGTGGGGGCGGCCTGTCCGCGCGGCACAGCGACCTGGATCGCCACGCGCACATCGCGGCCCGGTCCTGCGCCGCCGCCGGTCTCGACCCTGCCCGAGCTGGTGGGCACGAACACCTCCGGGCCCCGCTCGCCCACCAGATAGGCGCGGCCCGGCGCCACGGGACCTCCGGTCGCACGGCCTGGCAAGCCCAGCAGCGTGCCGACAGTCTGGCCGATCAGGTTGCCGAGCCCGCTCGCTCCGCCGCCCGCGCCTGCTCCGCCGCCGCTGGTGCCGCCGCCAAACAGGTTGTTGAGCCCCGATTGCACGGCATAGCTCGCGATCTCGGCCAGAGCATTGAAGGCCACGCGCTTGAGGTCGTCAAAGCCGAGGCTGCCGCGCCGTAGAGCGGACAGCAGGCTGTTTTCCAGCACATTGCCCGCCCGTCCGAAGCCGTCCACCAGCGAAGTATCAAGCGAGCGGCGCATCGCGTCCACATCGCTGGCAAAGCCATCGGTGCGGGCGCGAACGTCGATCACCAGTTCGTCGAAATCGTCAGTCATCGGCGTCGCGCTCCATCATGCGGGCGATTGCCTCGCGGCTTGGGGGGAGAAGGGGGGCGTTCGAGGAGTCCTGCGGCACGGTCAGCGCCATCGCCAGTTCGGCCGGGGTGGCGCTCCAGAATTCGGCCGGACGCCAGCCGAGGAAATGCGCAGCGCGCACGCCCCACTCCAGCGCAGTGTCGCTGAACCGGGCGCTCATTGCTCGCCCTGAAGCACCTGCGCGAGCACGCTGCGCACCGGGGTGGTGGCGCCGACAAGACCCATCGCCAGCACCGCTTGGCCGACTGCGATGCGGTCGGGACGGTTCTCGGATGGCAGGCAGTGCCACAGCAGCGCGGTCATCTCGGTAAGCGTCAGTGCGCCCGCCGCCGCGCGCTCGACCAGCGCGAAGAGCGAGCCGAGCTCGGCCTCGGCCAGCACGAGATGCTCGAAGGTGGGGCGCAGCACATGGGTCACGCCTGCGACCATCAGCGTGGCTTCACCGCGCAAGGGATTGGCCCCGCGCGTCACGCCGCCACCACCGGCCCCGAGCTTTCCAGCTGGAGGGTGTAGCTGCGCTCCCCGTTGAAATCCCCGGCATAGTCGAGCCGCTGGACCAGGAACCGGCCGCGCAGCTTCGCGCCATCCTCGAAGGACAGTTCGTAATCGTCGAGCGTCCCGTCGAGCGCGCGGGTGCGCACAGTGTTTTCCGCGGTGCTGCCGAGGAATATCCCCGCCGCACTGACCGACACCGAGCGGGTGCCTGCCCCCGACAGCAGATCGCGCCATCCGCCCGATTGCTTGTGGGTGACGACCACGGTGTCGCCGTTGATCGACATCTGCGTGGTCCTGAGGCCTGCGATCGTCTGGTAGGCCGGGGGCGAGGCCCCGTCGGTGATCTTGAGCAGGAAGGCGGCGCCGGATTGTGCGGGCATGGTGGGCTACTCCGTCAAAGGGGGGCGAAAATGCGGAAGCGGTATTCGAGCAGCGCCCCGCGCAGGTTGTCCGCGCGGGCCTCGCTGCGCGCGCGCAGGAAGCGGATCGAGGCGAGCTCGAAGCCGGGATGAAAGGGGGGCAGATCGAGCACGCGGCGCTCGATTGCGGTCAGCAAGGGCGCATCCTCGGCGGTGGCATCGGTGCGGCTTTCCAGTTCGAGCGCGATGCGGATCTCGCGGCCGGGGCGATCCTTCGTGCCCCAGTCGATCGAGGCGCTGGCGGCGATACCGAGCCATGGCGGGGTGACGGAGAGCGGGGCCTCCTCGTCGATCGCGTTAATCTGGTTCAGCGCCGGATCGGCGCGCAGCCAGACGATCAGCGCGGCGCGCAGGTCATTTTCCATCGCGGCGGTCTCCTGTGAAATCCGGCCAGAGGGCGGTTGCGGAGTGCCAGTCGGACCGGCGCCGGGGGCGGCGCGCTGCGACGTAACCCGCGGCAATCCGCGCCGCGCGGGCGCGCAGGCGCTGGACGAGGGTGCCGGCCTCGGCCCTCACCCGGATCATGCCAGCCGCACTTCGCGCCATGGTCGCCACAGCGCCGTGACGCTGGCGGGTGGCACGGCACCGGGCTTGCCTTCGCGGTCGCGGAAGTGATGCGCGGCGAGGCGGATGATCCCGTGACGCAGGGGTGCGGGCAGGCCACTCCAGTCCGCCGCGATCCCGGTCACCAGCTGCACGGCCAGCGCCTGCCCCTCCATGGGTTGCAACAGCCGGATGCAGGCGGCAGGGCCAATCCGCCATTCCAGCGCATCGGCGAGGGCGGCAACCGGCGTGCGTGTGCCGTCAGCGGCGATCACCGCGGCAGCGGTCAGCGCGCTCACCGGTCGCGAAACCAGTTCCTGCCAGCCCGTGCCGAGCGTGACGTTCTCCTCGACCGTCTGCCGCAAGGGCGTTCTGCCGGTGAACGCCTCGCAGATGGTGAGGCTGGTCGCCAGCAATGCCGCGAGCGTCTCGTCTTCGTTCGGGCGGGTGATGCCGAGCCAGTGCTTGAGTTCCGCCAGCGCAGCAGCGCCGGGCACCGGGGGCTGCACGATTGTCCGCTGCATAGCGGTGTCTCCCAGATAGTGACCAAAAAGGTTGCGCCCGCATCGCGCGGATCAGGCGGGAGGAACGGCCTGAGGCGATGCGGGCGCGAGAACCCGGCCCTGTGCGCGAAGGGGGCACGCGCAAGGGCCGGGGGCAAGGAGGGGCTTACGCCTCGACCTTGAGCAGCTTGATCGCCGCCGAATCCAGCACCTTCCCGCCGATCCGCTTGGTCGCGTAGAAGTGGACGAAGGGCTTGTTGGTGAAGGGATCGCGCAGCACCCGCGTGGCGCTGCGTTCGGCGATCAGATAGCCGTTGCGGAAGTTGCCGAAGGCAATCGGGAAGGTGCCGCCGGCGACATCGGGCATGTCCTCGGCTTCGATCACCGGATAGCCGAGCAGGCGGTTCGGCTGGCCTTCAACCATCCCCGGCTGCCACAGGAAGGCGCCGTCGGCGGTCTTGAGCTTGCGCACCGCGGCGAGCGTGGTCGAGTTCATCACGAACACTGCGCCCTGGCGATGGCCGGGGCGCAGCGCATGGATGAGGTCGATCAGCCTGGTATCAAGCGCCGTGCCGAGCCCCGTGGCGCTGCCGGTGCCGATATATTGCATCGTCCCGAAGGCGCGCACGCCGTCCTCGGCGGTGGCCTTGGTCCCGGTCAGGAAGCCTTCGGGCCGGTTGACACCGGTGCCGCTCACGAAGGCAGCACCTTCGGCGCGGGCGAATTCGGTCGCGATCTCGTTCGCCAGCCAGGCTTCCAGATCGAAGCCGACATCGTCGAGCATCGCCTGACTGGCCGCCGGGTTGGCGTAGAGATCGCCGCTCGGCGGGGCGATTTCGGCAAACTGGGGCGTGCCGGTTTCGGGGCGCGGTGCAGACTCGCTGACCCAGCCCGAGGCGACGTTGGTGGTCGCGACGAGCTTGCGATAGCCGGCGGTGCCGGTCTGCACGACCTGCGCGATGGCCCGGATCGGGCTCAGCTTGGTGATCCGCGAGGCGATGGCCGCGTCGATCTGGCGCGGCACGGCGAAGCCGCCATCGGCCGGGGTGACACCGTTGATGGACTTCACCTCGGTCTCGCGGCCAAGGCGCAGGTAGCCATCGACGAAGCTCTTCACCTCAGGCGCGTCGGACGCCGGGGCTGCGGCGCCCATCGCCGGGCGACTGGCGGCACGGGCGACCTTGTCGAGCCGCGACTTCACCTCGTCGACATCGCTGCGCAGGGCGGTGATGTCGGCCTCGGCCTGATCCTGACGGGCGATGATATCGAAGCTCGCGTCCAGCGGATCGACAGTAGCGGCGGAGGTGGTGGGGGCAGCAGTATGGTCCATGGGGCAGTGGCCTTTCGGTTGGGCAGAAAAAAGGCCGCCCCAATGGCGGCCGTGCGGGAAGTTGGGATTTTGCGGGCAATCGGTCGCTACGCGACCGCAAGGCCGGAGCCGAAGTCGAAGCCGCAGGCGTGCAAAGCACACCTGCTCGGCCGCCCGCACCGACCGGAGGGAGTGAGGAAAGCCGAGGCCGCAAATGCGGCTACCGGCTAAGCAATCAAATGAATCCGCGCCATCGGATGCAGCGGGTGAGTGACGAGGCTGACTTCGAACAGGTCGATTTCGATCAGCTCCCGCCCCGCTGCGGATTGCCGCGCCGCGCGGGTGCGGAAGCCGAAGCTGAGGCCGTTGACCTCACCTGCGGCGAGCAGTTGCGCCGCGCGGCTGTGCGGGCGATTGATCCGGGCGATCACCCTGAGACCGCGCGCGTCCTCGGAAACATGCTCGATCACGCCGATCGCCTGGTCGGGGCGGTGCTGCCAGTAGAGCGGCAAGGGCTCCGTGCGTCCCGCCAGCGTCCGGGCAAAAGCGCCGCGTCTGATGGTGTCGCGTCCGGCGTCGGCGATGTCGAACAGCGCGGCGTAGCCGGCAAAGCGGGTGGGGGAAGCGGGGCCGCTCACAGCAGCTTCCACACGCCGAGCCGCACGGCGATGCCGACCAGCAGCAGCGCCAGTAGCCCGCGGATCATCCAGTCAATGAACGCCCTCCACGCGCTGGTCTTGGCATCGCGCCATGCCTGAAGCAGTTCGCGCAGCTCGACCAGAT